TTCTCCGATACTGTGTCGATATTTTTATATTCTGCCTTTTCGACCACGACACCTTTCCTTGCCCCATAATCACCGATACCAGTGACCAATGAGAAATCGAAATCAACAGATTGAAGTTCTTTTAAATCTGCTTTGAAAATAAGTTGTACTAACTGATTGGCAATAAGTTCTTTATTCTGAGAAATGATTTTGCCCATCTTGCCAAATAGAGATCGACTCTTTTTCAGTTCAGCATTGATTATTTCGTTGGGTATCTGCTGGATGAATAACTTCCAATTCTTGGTAGAAGGTCTAGTCTTCTTCATCAGCTTCTCTGTCGCCGGATCTAGTACCCCATCTTTCTTGGCTCTAGCAATGACACGAAGATAGAACATACCAGCGCTCTTATCGAGGGTTTCCATCAGCGATTGAAATTCTTTACCTTGGAACAGTGTAGAGAATGATTTATTAATCAGAGTAGGATCTGCCTCAGATAGACGAATCTTCTTTTTGAGAGAGACACCCATATACTTAGAACCCTTCTTGATAATAAAATCAGAAGAGTTGAAATCTTGCATGCCGTATTTGGTGATCTGGAATTTCTTGACATCGTCATCCCATGCCTGGCCGGTGAGATAGACTTTATCAGCCCCACCCCAACCATTATCGTGGAGTGCCTTTGCAGCAGAAACGGCCTTGGCCATATTCGCGTAGTCTCCACCTAATTTCTCTACCTGGCCTGATTTGTAGCCACTGATATTGCCGAGATTCTTTTTAACCTCATCAATCAGTACATCCATTTCATCCGACGTGGTGGGTATGGGCAGAGATGACTTTAGCATCAAACCTGCAGTCATGAGTTCGTGAGGATCATCTCCAGCAGCAGATCTTTTACCACTTGGACGACAGTTGACGTATACGTATTTCTCTAGGTCTTTATGCCGGAAAGCAAAATCTTTGGTAATACGGGCTGGTTTAACCGGAGCTGGTTCTAGGTCATCTCGTTCTTCGATAATTGCATTTGCCATTGAGGCATATTTTGTCCTCATGGCATCGTCCATCATCATTGAGATGCCTAACTTTTTACCACTATTATAGGCAGGACGATCGTCTAGTGCAATTTCTGTTGGTATAGAACCAATTGCATTATCAATCTCGGCTACTAGTTCCAATGCCCTTGCATTTTCATCGATAGCCGTTTCTTCTTTTAGATAGGTTTGAAACCGTTTCATTATGAGCTCCGTGTTACCCAATATTTATAACTATATCAACCCTCCGGCAGAAAACCTCTTCTTTCCTTCTCCTAGCTGCCGTACACCAAAGTCTGTCTTATCAAATACAGCAACATCATCATCTTGTTTCTTGATATCACCCGAATCTTGATGGATGGTCTGCTGTACACTTTCCTCTAAATCATATATCTTCATCTTCGCTCTGTCAATACCCACGAGGAATCTTCTATAATAAGAAAGATCACCCCATCGATTCTTGAGCTGTTTGATCATCAGCTGATTGAGGGAATCGAGTTGCTCAGACGTAATCAGACCAAAGATGGCATCAGCAGTATGGGTGATACCCATCGATTCAGATGTATTGGTCAGATCGACATCAGAGTTGCCATATCCATCTCGGTTGAACTGGGATGATGTGACAACAGCACAATTATTCTCCATTGCCAGACCACGGACCTCTTCGGCAATAGATTTCACAAGAGTGTAAGAGTTTGCAGCTGCGGCTCCTTTCACACGAGAAGAAGCACAGATATTCAGGTAATCAACGAACACGACATCTGGAATAAAATTCTTTTTCATTTTAAGTTCGTTCAATAGATGTCGAAAGTGTCCCACGTGAGCACTTCCGGTTGGGTATTCCTTAATGATCAATTTGCCAGGAGTCTTCGATCTGTATCGAGCAATTCTCTTCTCAAAAACATCACGAGGAATCTCTCCGACCTCATCGAGGGTAATGTCCATAATGTTGGCATCGATCCTCCGGGCAACCTCTTCTTCAGCCAATTCCATGGTGATGAATAAGACATTCTTGCCATGCATCAACATCGAGGATGCCATGTGGCATTTGACCAGAGATTTACCGCCACCAGTAGTGGCCAGTAGTACAGTCATCGATTTACGAGGTAGACCACCCTTGGTGATCTTGTTCATTAATTCAATATCAAACGGAATTCTTTCCTCTTTCTTATGGTAATAATCATAGCGATCATCATTCTGCACGAGGAAATCATGGCCGATACTCGAATCAAAAGAGATACCGAGAGAATCAGCCAGAATTTTTGGGATTTCTCCCTTGTCCATATCACCACCCTGTCCTTCAAGGATCATAATGGATTTACGGACTGAATTAAATAGATCCCTATCTTGGCAAAATTTCTCTGTCTCGTCGATAAGGAACTCTGTGTTTGTATCTTCGTCTAACGAAAGACCCCGAACGATGTCTTGTACTTCTTTGTACGCGTCTTCGTTCAGGTCTGTTCGGTTATCCAGGCAGAGACCCAAAGCCTCCTTTGACGGAGGCTCGGAATATTTCTCAACATACTCACAGATGGTGGAATATACCTTCTGGTAATTCCTATCTTCAAAATAATCTGATTTTAGATAAGGGTATACCTTTCGGTAGTAGTCCTCATTCAGTATCAGATTCGATAAGATCGTCTTCTCTAGCATATTCTTCTCTATCAGCCATTGTTAGTTTAAATTTATCTTCGACGAATCGTTTGAATTTCGGGTCTTCGCACAGACCTTCGAAGAATTCATGGTCGCCTTCGATATCTTTCAGTCGACGTTTCGGTTCGATAATCTCACCAGTCGACATATCCACCATATTATACCATCCTTGCGTGGCCTTTGTCAAGTGCCCTGATTCAAGAGCCAGATCAAAGAGTGCAGACCATTTCTGGATGCCGGTTTCAAACATAACAGTGAAGGGAAGTTTTGCCTTCTCTTTCACGTATCGCGATTTCTCAATGTTGATCGTGAATTTGAATCCAGCCAATTCAGACCCATCCTTCTCCTGCGATTTAGAGATGATGAAGATTTGATTAGCTGAATAGTAGATCCCCGTACCGCCAGACACGATTGCCTTGGGGAATAACCCCATTTCTTGGTAGACGTGATTGATAGCGACGCAGGGGAGATCCTTGGTCGTTAACTTGGGGGTGATGATACGGAATAAAGATTTCAGTTGTTTTGCCCGTGACATATCGGCAACCGATTTCTCATTCAACGCATCTTCGACCTCTTTCTTCGAGGCCAAGTTACCGATTGAATCGATCATAATATAGACACGATCTCCACGTTCGATGTCGTCGAGTCGTTTTGTCATATCGAACTTGAGCTGTTCGACATCTTCGATAGGGACATGAAGTACTCGATTGGTATCGATATCATAACTCTCAAGATAGTCGGGAGTGACGCCATATTCTGAATCATAGAATATAGCAATACCATCCTCGTATCGGTCGAGATATGCCTTCATGCAATATAGACCCAAGAGGGTCTTGAAGCTCTTCGAAGCTCCGGCAAACACTGTAAGACCAGGAATCAACCCGCCATCGAGTGAACCACTGAACGCGATATTAAGAATCGGGAGTTCAGTCTTGATTGGTTGTTTCTCGTTGAAGAAAGTTGATTTTGATAGTACAGATGAGTGTTTGACAGTGCCTGCTTTGAGCATTTTGTCCATTAGACTCATGTAATATCTCCATTCATAATTTGGTAAAGTCGATCAGCAAACGCATCGAGTTTTTCATACCGATCGGGCCAATAGATATAATCCTTCTCTGGATTGTTCTTCAGATTATTAATCAAAGGCATTACGGTATCATATAACATTTTTGCGCGGCTGTCAACCGTTTCTAATTGAGAAGATAAATCTTCTGCCGAAGCCTGAGCAATACGAACTGCTTCCAGTTCATTCTCATCAACAGCAGTAAAGCCAAAATCAAAGTCTAAGGGGTCATTGACAATAGCCATGTTTGTTCTCCTTAAAAAAGGGGGGCCGGGTGGCCCCCATCTACTTAGGCCTTAGCCAATTCCTTGAAGATAGAAAGGTCATCATCATCGTCGTCATCGACAACTGGATTAGCCACTTCCTTCATCATAGGTTCTGGTTCAGATTTCATTGATGAACTCAGATCAAGTACATCTTCCTCTTCTTCCTTAAAGGGGTCTGAAGAAGCTGCTGCATTACCAAGATCAAGAACTCGATACAATTTCTGCTTGAGTTCGTCATAGGACTTGAAGTTTGAAGGGTCGAGCAACTCTTGGAGAGAGTGTTGCTTTTCCCAAATTGCTTCAAGATCTTCATCATCATCTGACAAGGCCGAAGGAGCATCAAACTCTGACTTGTCATAATTAGGGTATCCTTCGAATTGACGGATCTTCAATCGGAAGTTTGCACCTTCCCAGAAGTCGAAAGGATTGACTGGAGCCTCATCTTCAAAAGATGGGTTCATCAGATCATTCAACTTGTCGAAGATCTTCTTGCCGAATTGATAAAGGAATACCTTTCCTTCGTTCTCAGGATTTGCAGAATCCTTCACGACATAAACATTGGCGATATACTTGAGTCGACGCTTCTGTTTACGAGCCAGTTCCTTATCCGATTCCAGTCCAGAGTTCCACAACTTAGAGTTGTATTCTGATACCGGATCATCTTGGTTGAGAGTCGTGAGTGAATTCTCGATGTACCAAAGACCAGTAGGGCCTTGAAAGCCGTGGTCCCAAATACGCACGAATGGCATTTCTTCACCCTTGGGAGCAGGCAAGAATCGCAGAATGGCGAAACCATTCCCAGCCTTGTCTCGTTGGGGTTTCCAGAATTTACCTTCGTTTGGATCTGAATAGGTCTTTGAGGACAACTTGTCTAGCTCTGCATTGAGCTTGTCAAGTGATTTGGTACGATTCTTCTTGAGTGCTGAAAAGTCGTTTAGTGCCATAGTTGTTTCTCCTTTATATAGCGATGTATGTTTTTAATATTGCGTT